GGACCGCCTTTGCTGAAGCCGCTGCTCCTGGCAGATGGCGTGCATGCGCGGGCGACTTACGCCATAACGCTGGCAAACCTCGCCGGCGTTGCTGCCGTTGTATTCGCGGTAAATCGCAGCGTCACGCGCGGTGCGGCTGGGCGCAGGTATGTAGACATTTTGGGCGCCGAGCCGGGTCCGCAAATAGTTTGTGACCAGCAGGCCGAATCGGTCGGCGTCGTCGGGCTTGAGGCTCAGCGCAATGCGCAGGGCGTCACTGATTTCGCCTTGAAACAGCAGGGCAGCATCTTCGTCTTTGGCACTTGGGTTTCTTAATCTTGTTGGGGCGTTCACGGGTTGGGAGTCATAAACGGCCACGCCAGGAATCGCTGCCGAGGCCGGCAGAACTTGGCATGTACGACGGGGCAGAGGCGGGCTTGGGTTGGGCCGCTGGTTGCGGCCTCTGTATGACGATTGGCGCTATTGGCTGGGCAGCAGCCGGCGGTGGCGGGCTGTCGGCGGCTATGGCAAGTGACTGTTCGGGCAAGGCGGCGTTGTCGGGCGCTTCAGATGCATCAAACAGATCCGGCGCAACCTGGCTTTCAAGCTGCATCCATTCACGCTCTGAGAATTTGGAGACGCCCAGGGTTTCGATCATGAAGAGGCAATACACCGTGCAGTCAATGACCTCATTGGCGCCGGTGTGGTGATACCAGCGGTGCGATTCCTTGCCGTTGACGCGCACCTTGATGCGCTTTTCATTGCCGAATTGCTTGAAAAACTCGGTCGGCAAATTGTTGGCAAAGTTGACGTAGGCAGGGCCGGGCTGGGTGACTTTCAGCCGGCCATAAAAAAGGTCTTTGGCGGTGTCGGTGCCGACCATCCACAGTTTGACGCCACGGCGAATGACCCGGCCCTTGAGGTTGATGTCCATCCACTTGGCGGCTTTTGCCTTGATCGGGTCGCCGTCGTTGCTGCTGCCTTTGACGGCTCGCAGCTTGAAGGCCGGGTTGGCGTCCACATACTTGGCCACAAAGGCGTAGGCTTGGTGTGTGTAGTTGCCGTAGCCGGTATCGACAGCGGCGCCGGCCAGGCTTAACCATGGGCCGTTGGCGTGCTGGTATTTGCGCTGCAGCAACTCCCAAAGTTTGTCCCAGTCGGCCAGCAAGGCGGGGTTGGCGTCCATCACGATGTAGTCAATGGCCCAGGTCTGGCTATCGCGGCCAACCGCCCAGACCACGATTTCAAAACGGTTGTCTTGAATGTCAATGCCTGCCACCAGCAGCAAAGCGCCGTAAGGCACGGTGCACATGCCATTGCCGCTGGCTTTTGCACGCGTCTGCAATTCGTTGACGTCGGCTTGTTCGGCCTCTTCTTCGTAGGTTTCGCCTTTGGTTTCGTTGATCCACTGAATCATGGGCACCTTGTTGCCTTGCTTGATTGCAGCAAAAGCATCGAGAAACTCACGCAGGATCTTGCTCCAGGTCACTTGCGGGCTGTAGGCCGTCCAGCAGTGCATGCCTACCTTGCGCGGCGGCAGGCAGGGTGTGCCGTCTGCCAGCGTCCATTCACTCATGGGCTCGCCATCGGCAGTCCACCAGTGGCGCAAGCGGTAAATGCCGCATTCGCTGACCCAGCAGCCGGTGCGGGACAGGCGCAAATATTCGGGGTGCGTGATACTGCCAAAGCAGTGCTGGCAATGGTGGCGCACGCTGCCTTCAGGGTCTTCAACGTCCCACTTGATGCCGTATTTTGTTTTTTTGCTGCCCCATACCAGCGGGTGCTCAATACCGCAGTGTGGGCAAATGACCTGAAACGTCATGCGAATATCGGCGGCCTTGTGCAGGCGCTCGATATGGCTGATGCCGCGCACGCGGCCGGTGCTGCCAAACACACACTTGGGGTAGGTCGCGCCTTCAACGCGCTTGCGAATCAGGCCGTCAGGCGGGCCAGCTTTGTCAATACTCAGGTCAAAACCATCCAGCTCGTCGCCAATGCCGAGGTCAAGCGTCAGGCGCCGAAAGTTGCCTGACGTTTTGCCGCCGCGCATTTTGAGGATGGAGCCCAGAAAGGTCTTGGCCTTGAGGGTGCTTTCCTTGATGGTGGACATCATGCGCGGCATGACGCTGCGCATGATGCGCACGTCGCGCAGCATCGGGTCGAGGTCGGTTTTTACAAAGTCGTCGCTGTCGGCGTCGGTTGGCTGCCAAACGCATTGCTTGCGGCGGCGGTGCTGGGCGGTGTAGCCAATCAACGCCAGCAGGCACTTGGTGTAACCGAGGCGGGCCGACTTGAAGAATGTGAACTCTTCAATGTTGTCATTGCCCATGCAGTCGAGGATGCCGATCTGAAAAGGCCAGGCACGCCACTTTTCTTCACGCAAGCTGGATTCGGCCGACAGATAGAAGTGACGGTGTGACCACCTGGCCAGCGAGAGGTCAGACGGCTTTTTGAGCGCAGTGATGCCCTTTTGCGCACTGGCGCGCATGGCCTGCAGCAGCTCGGGCGGTGCAGCCAGCAGCAGGCGCTTGATCTCGCTGGCGTCGCTCAATCGGCGTCCTCCAGCATTTCATCATCGGCTTCAGCATCGGGATCCACTTCAGCCAAAACTGCGATGGATGCGCGGGCGGCCAGGTTGCGGGCTTCGGTGATGACGGCTTCAATGCCCTGCAGGTCATCAGGCGTGAGGCCGGGGCAAAGCATTTTGATGCGGGCTGGCAGCGGCTCAAACTGGCTGGCGATCTGTGAGCCGATATGCGCCAGCACCTGCTCGATCAGCGCCACCTCTGCGTAGTCGCCGCGCGCCCGCTTGAGTTTGATCTGCAGCAGGTCGTTGCGGGTTTTTGATTCAGCGGCGCGATTGATGGCCAGCTCGCCATCAGCGCCACGGCCTGCGGCCTGTTCACGCAGCTGATGCGTGTAGGCCAGCAGCCAGGCTCGCGCGGATTGCTTGGGCTTGAGAACCCCACGCGTCAGCAGCTCGCTGACGGCCGGCTGGCTAATGCCAACCAGAGCGGCAAAATCAGCCTGCAGGCAAGGTTGATCGAGATCCACCTAGCGCCCCTTCGCGCGTGCAAATCGCTCGCCGATCAGCCTGGCTGATTCGCTCCAGCGTTTAAGTAAATTCGCTTGCACGGCTTCAGCTGAAAGCCGGTCGATGTCAAGGCGACTGCGGTACGTCGCTTTTTTGACCGCCTTCAGGATCTGCGTGATCTGACCGCCAGGCAAATGCTTCCAGACGCCAGGAGGTAGCCAGCCGCCGTTTTTGGAGCGCTTGTTAGGGCCTGGCGGAACGACGAAAAACAAAGCCGACACACCCAGCTTTACCGCGCCTTTCTGGCTGCGCTGGCTGACGGGCTTGGCGTCACCACGGATCTGCAAGACGTTGATGATCTGCTTATAAACCGAACCTGCCAGGTTTCCATTGCCGTCCAACTTGGCGCCCTTGCCTGGAGTTGTCACCCAGCCGGCAGGCAGCGCGCCCATCCGCGTGAGCAAATATTCGGTTCGTTTTTGTCGCCGGCTGCTTGCACCAAATGCACCAGGCCGGATGTATTCGCGCTTGGACTTACCGTGCTCGTCAACGCTGTCCGGTATGTAGACGAACGATTCAAGACTAGCCCTTGTTGCGCCCCTGGTGTACACGCCGCGTAAAGTGAAATTTGTTGGTCCGCTGAACACCTTTGGCATCTCGGTTTGAAACGCCAAGGCCGCGTCCGCCGCCAATTTCGTCAGCATGGTCGCAGCAATGTACGGCGTCTGCTTTTCGCTGAAGGCAAAGGCGTCCAGAGTCTGACGAGAATCAACAGTGGTATTAAATTTCATGGGTTTAGCGCAGCACAATCCGCGCGCCAATATCACAAAAATCTAATTGGTGGTAAATCGCAAACGCTTAAAACACACCAAAACACCACATAACCCCCCTGCCAATACCCACTATCTCCAGCGAACACGCGGCCGAATTTACCCGCGTGGCCGGACCTTCCAGGAGTACCTTTTTCACAACAGGTTATCCACAATCTCTAGTGATGTTGCATTGAAACAACACAAAGGCTGTGGATAGCTTGGCCGGCTAACGCCCATTGCAGCCGCCTGGCCATAGGGATGCGTGTCAGTTCAAACCACGCCACCAGGGGGATGCGTGTCAGTTGCAGCCGCGTGCAACTTCACCCGCCGCACCGTAAACCCGTCCTGCATTTGCGCACGGCCCAGCACAAACTTCGATGCTGGCGGGTTGCCAATCGCCAGGCCTGCGGCTTCGTCAAAGATATAGCCCTCGCCGAGCTTGAGGTTGGCCACAGCGCCCTCAAACAGGTCTGGGCCAAGGCTGGCCCTTAACCTGCGCAACATCGTTGCAGCGCCTGGCATCAGGCGGCTCATCCAGCCGCCGCCGGGCGCATCAGGCAACTCAAGCGCTGATACAGGGGCCGCTGCGGCTGGTTGGGCCAGCGTGACACCGCGTTTGGCGGCCAGCTCAGCCATGGCTGAGCTGTTCTCACCGGCTGACCAGACCGCCTGGACCTGTTGCTCGCTCTTTTTGGCCTTAATGGTCATTGGAGCCGTCCAGCACTTTTAACCCCGTCCAGCAAATCCCGACCATTGGACGGCTTGGTGGACGGCGTAACTACTTGATTTAATTTACTTTTCCACGATACGTCCAGCACGTCCACGTTTATGCGTCGTGCGCGCGTGTGCCCGCCCCTGTGCACACACACGCGCCTGCCTGCGCGCCCCTGCACATACGCACACAAGGCGTTTGGTGGACGTGGTGGACGGATTTGTAAAACCCGTTTAAAAACAACAGGTTGCGCCGTCCACATAGCCGTCCACCACACTAAAAGTGGTGGACGGCATGGTCGAGCTGGACGGCCACCAGCCAAGGCAAAGCAGGCCCGCACCGCGACAATGGGTCGCGCTTTGGTTACCGTAACTGCTTCGCACCGGATGATAGCCGTCAATCCCACGGATGACCCCCTGCCGCAAAATATTCAAACACCTGATCGCCCGGCTCCACCGGCACCCCATCGCCAGCTGGCGCGGGCGCTATGGGGCCTGTAGCCGTTTTTTCGGGCTTGTCCAATACCCGCTCGAACCCCCGCTGGCGCATACGCCCCTCGGGCCAGCGGGCCTTCTCAAAGCCAAGCGCGCGCATGGCGTTCGCCACGGCCCGCTGCTGGTTGCCCGCGCGGTCGATCTTGGCCACGTCCTGGCACAGCGCCTTGGTCATCAGCTCATGCGTGCTGAAGAAAACGCGCCGCTCGTTGCGCAGCTCTACCCCGTCTTTGACTGTGCCGTCAAACAAGGCACCAGCGCCCACGATCTCTGTGCTGTTGACGTAGCGGCTCAGCACGTCCTGCCACACGTCAACAAACTTCCAGCGGTCTTGCTGCGGTTTGAACAGGCGGTCTTCTTCATCCTTGTCGGGGTAGCGGCGTTCGCCCAGCTTGTAAAAATGCACCGCCTCGGCAAACAACTGGTCGCGGTTGGCGGCCATCAGGTCCACATTGATGTCGGCACAATGAATCGGCCAGCAGCGCCGGTCGCCCGTGGCGTCTTTCAAGAAGTCGTCCTGGTTGGTGTCACCCGTCAGCACGCAGGAGCGTGGAAATTCGCTAAAGCTTGACGCATACGGCGCCCTGAAGACATCGGTGCGCTCCGTCACGAACGACTTCACAGCCGTGCTTTCAGCCTTGCCCATCGAATCGAGTTCGTTGAAGTTAAACAGCAGCCGGCCCTGCAGCACCTGCATCGAGTCCTTGTCGCCAATGCGGAAGGTGCCGCCCGCGTAATACTCACCGGCCAAAATCTTCAGTACCGAGCTTTTGCGCGCGCCCTGGGCACCCTGCAGCACCAGCATGTAGTCCATCTGGCAGCCGGGCTCAAACACCCGCGCGACCATGCTCAGTAAAAAGTAGGCGCCGGCCTTGCTGCTGTATTCGCAGTCGTCAGCGCCCAGCACGTCGCTCAGCCAGTGGTGGCGGCGCTCAATGCCATCCCACGCCAGGCTGTTGAAGTAGTCCAGCATCGGGTTATAGGCGTTATCGCTGGCGGCCATCAGCACGGCCTGCTGCAGGGTCAGCGGGTTACCCACAATCAGCCCGTGCGATTCTGCCAGGTAGTTGGCCAGGCGCAAGTCATCAAGCGGCGTCCACTTGCCGACCGGGCCACGCCAAGGCGCCTCACGCATTTTGTCTAGCCGGTGTGAAAACTCGTTGAAGCGCACCAGGCCTTCAAGCTGCGGGTCTTCGTTAAACGCGTAGTACACGTTTTCGCGGATGCCCTTGATCTCCCACTTGTCGGTCAGGTACGGAAAATTTAGCCTGCGCCGGCCGTCATCATCGCCGCCGCCCTGACCACCGCCGCCGCTGCCGGCAGGCGGGCCGTCGCCGCGCGGCTTTTTCGCAGCTGGTTCGGGCTTGGCTGTCAGCTGCTCGCGCACGTGGTCAAGGCCTTCACTGCAGTGCAGGTCGTTGAAGTCGCTCAGGCCCCCGCTGCGCTCGGCAAAGCGTGGGCATACCAGCCGGCCGGAATGCTTTTTGGCCGCTGCCATGCCTTTGGCCCGGCCCGCGTTCTCCAGGCGCAGCATGTGGGCCACACCGTCAACAGTGATGGCGCCTTCAATAAAGTAAACGTCATTGCGGTCTTTGGCCCAGCGCGCCATCAGCTGCACCTTGCGGCCGTCAGGCAAGTCCCAAGCCATATCGCGCAAGCCGCCGGCACTGCGGCCGAAGTCCTTTAGTGAAACGCTCACGCCCTGCACGGCCAGACGCTCGCACAGGCGCGCCACCAGGTGCTTGTCGTCGTCAGCAGCAATTACAAATTCATGCTCGGCATACAGCTTTCTAAAGCTGGCCACCACCGGCATCAGGTTGCCCGCGTCAAAGCACACCACCACCGGCCAGCCCGTGGCCATGTGCACGCTGGCGCCCGTGGCATAGCCCTCGGCAAAGGCCAAAGGCACGCCGTCCTTGACCACACCAATCAGGTGAAAGTGCCCTTCCTTGACCGTGCCCGTGCCA